AATGTACGCCGTGATGTTGGAGAAGGTGACGGCGCATGGAAGGACAAAGTAGTCGAAACGAACGCCGCTGCTATACCCAGCGAAGTATTGCGTGTTCGTGGTGTTGCTGCCGCCGTTGCTGTTGGAAATCATCAGCGACGTGGCAGCGGAACCTCCGCCACCGGAGCCGTTCGATGCAGCGGTGATGATGCCAGCCGCGTTGATGGTCAAGTCGGACAGGGTGTAGCTTCCCGGCGTGACTCCGCTCGCGGGCAGGCTAGCCGATCCGCTCTGGTCCACGGCTTGTACGTTAGTGCCGTCGAGGAAGACCATTTGGTAAACCGGAACGTAAGGGCTGGCAGTTCCCGGCTCTACCAACACTCCGAAGCCCGCAACCGTCGTGACCATCAATGCATGGTTGGTATTGTTTGAGACCACGAACAAACGCTGCATAGGATTGCCCGCCGTGTTCAAGATCGGGACGAGGATTTCGCGCTGAGCTGTGAGCGTTCCGTCGAACACGAAGACCTGTGCGCTGGCGAGTTGTGCAGCCGTGAGTGTGTAGTTGGCATCGCTCATCGCAATCGTGAGGGCGGAGTTCGACGCCTTGTCGAGTCCCACCAACGCGGCGTTGGCCGTTACTTCCTTTGAGGCTTGGTTGCTTGCGATCAAGCCCAATGCTAAGTTCGTGGTGCTCATGTTGTCTCCTTGGATATATCCGTGACGACCGCTACCTTGTTGTCCGTTACATCGACCGTCTTCTGCGTCTCCGTGATCTTGGGGCGGTCCTTCGAATCCTTGTAGTCTTCCGCGATGGCGCGTCCCACGACGGTCACATGGAGTGCGATGATGACTTCTACATATGTGTGGCTAAGCAATCCTTTGCACGCCAAGCCGTATGCTGTGAGCGCGAAGAACACCGCGAAGATTGTCGAGCGTGAAAGCCATACACTCATGTTTCTAAATAGTGTGAGAATCATTTTAGACCGTCGCGCTTCCGGGCTGCCCGCGTCCTACCTCACCAGAGAGTTGATAGACTGAAACCGTGACCGGACTGCCCGGCGTCAAACCGTCTTCTGTCTGATTAACCGCAGGGTACAACGCGGTTGGATTTCCATTTCCGTCATAGACTCCGAGTACCCAAACCAGAGTACGCACGATAACGTCCGAAAGGATTACGTCTATCGAGTAGGCTTCGACATCTTCGTTGAGCGGAACGCTGCTGGTGTTCTCAAGCCAATCGCCTGCATAGCGTGTGCGTCTCACCCAGCTGAAAGTGATGTTGTTGCTGCCGTCGCGAGTAGCCGTTATGTGAACTGGGTTAGCTGGTTTCAAATCGTTCCCTACCAGCGTCATGTCCGTGTCGGCCACCGATGTGACGCTTTGCCCTATCGTGACGCCACGGTAGTAGCGTTCCATGCCGATCAACGAAAGCGGACTATCTTCGCGCTGCAAGCCGGTCAACGGAAGGAGAACGGTCTCGCCAGATGCATGCGAGTAGGCGTTGAACTCCGTGTTGCGTCGTCCGCGCAGCAGTCTGGAAATCGTGTACGAGCCGTCGACTTGCTGGGTGCAGTTCGCAAACTGGATGACTTCGTTTCCGACGATCAGGCTGTTCGTGCCGTTTAAGACGTTCAGGTCTGTGTCGCCCGCAAGCGATCCGGATTCCATGGAAATGTTGAGCGTGTTTACCATATCCCACGTCCAGAGGATCGGAGGCGGTCCAAGTGTGTTCGTGGTCGTTCCCGTCTGCATGCGCAGGTTCGACGATGCGATTTGGTCGAAGGTGACATCATCCGACGACTTGTTCAGTACCATGCCCGGCCACGGTGTAATCGGGGCGGTTGCGCCAAAGTAGAACCCTGTGTAGCTGCGATCCGCGACGGCGTCCGTGTCTTCCAAGTAAGGCAAATCCAAAAGGAAAGTCTGCGTCTGCACGGACGGCTTCACCGTCTGGATTGGAACTCCCGTGTTGCCGCCGCCGATCACCACGCTCGTGTAAGCTGTCTGTGTTTCAGAAACGCCCGCGAGCGCTACCGTAAAGCCCGCACCCAGTGCGGCGGATACCGCCCGCATCTGGAACGTCAAGCCTTGATATACAAAACTCACAACGTCGGTCGGGTCGAGAACGGAATAGATCATCTTCCACAAACTCATGGCGTACGGTCGAGCCTCAAGGTACGCGAGGTAGAGAGATTTCTCTGCAATAGCACGAGCCTCCGTCGGTGTGAGGATCATCGGCAGCGACAGCGTGGTCACCTGCAACGTCTTCACGACGCGCGACGAGCGCTGCTTCTGCATCTTGTTCTGCTGCCAATCAAGCGCCGGATCGATAAACAGGATGTCAACTTCGCGCGGTAGCTCTTGCTGCTGGAGTATCGTTTCTACAAGCTCGCACTTGTCGTTTTCCAAACCCAAATCGCTTTCGGGTATGGTCATCACGGAAGCATTGACGCCGCGTGGGACGAACACGAGTTTATTATCACTCTCACAGCAGTCCACGAAGTAAGCGGCCATGGGATTCTGCAACGCCGTCTTGCAATCGGCTTGGTTCGAAATCATGTAACCCTTGATCGGGATCGTGGTGATCTGGCTTACGTCGATCTGCGTTCCCTGTCCGCTGGTGATTAGCCCGGCCCGTGTGCATAGGTCGGTCACGACGGTCGATAGATACGGTCCCGTGAAAACGTTGTCCGTGAGGACGATGCCGATCAACAACTTGTACGCGCTCGCGCCGGACGGAAGCGAATAGGTCGTGGTCGCTGGTGTGAGTACGTTCTGGAAATAAATCTCTTGGTCGATTCCAGAGCCGTAGATCGCCGTGGAGTTGATCCCGATGACCTTTGTAAAGCCGCTCGGTGAGCCCCAAGTGTGTGCGATGATCTGCCCCGCGAGGATGACGGTTTGATTCGCCGTCGTGGTCTGCAAGCTCACGCCAGGGTCCGTGCTGGAGTCCAAGGTCGCGAATACCGAGGCGGCAATCGGGATCGATGTATCGACGCCGGACCATTCCATGACGAAGAACCATCCGCCGCCTACGCCGCCGTTCGGAGTTGAAGCTACCACCTCAACTGTGGTCGAGCCGCCCTCAACGTCCGACGCAAGGAACGCATAGCCTTCGTTGTACTTCGCGCCCGATGTAGCCGCATTCGGGTCGAAGACCTGTCCGATCAATTCGTACTCAGACTCTATGTTGTCCGATGGCTCGAAGCTGGCGTACACACCTTCCGGGTACAATGCGTTGACCCAGTAGTTCGCGAAGATGATGACGATCAGTGCGTTGCCCGCCTGTGTAGGCGTGTCCAAGGTCAACGTGCCGGAGGCTCCATTGCCGCCAGCGGGGAGTTGACCCATCTTCTTTTGTACGAGTGTCGCCATTAGGTTCCCAGTGTTGCCTGCACAAGTGATTGACTGTTCGGTATACGGTTGCCAAAGTCCGCCAGCGGGAAGTCGGTCCATACCGCATAACAGATTCCACGATAAGCCGATGTCGCGTTGATGCCCTCGAAACTTTGGATCAGAGGATCGGGCATTTGCAATTCATCACCCGGATAAAACGTCGGAACGGGGTAGCCGACTTCAATGTATGTCCACTGAGTCGTGCCGGACCCGGTCGTCTGCCCCGACGTGCTGATCGTGGTCCGCCAGTCGGGATTCGAAGACCCGGTAGTTCCCGCCGTGCTGCATAGCTGCTGGTTTCCGTTGCTGTCCAATATGACGCTGCCCGATGCATATGTGGTGTTGGCGTGCCAGATCGCCAAGCCCGTGATGTCGTAGACCACCTTCGAATCGAACCAGCACTTGAGTATGGTTGCGGGACCTTCACCCCAAGCCGCCGCGAACGAGGCCGAGTAGTAGTAGTTAGTCATTGCGGTACTCGGGCCGCCCTTCGAGCTTGTGTTCGTCACCACCGTGTTCTCGGTCAAACCCGGAGACCAGATGATGTTGCTGCTGTAGCGGTACTCTCCATAAGGAATCGGAATAGGAGCACCGTTCGTGGCCGTGGTCACGAGCAGGTTGTTCAGGTTCGGCCCTGTCAGATTCGTGCGCGTCGGGAAGATGATGTTGCCGAGCAGCGATCCGGCAGATGCGCCGACGGCGGCTCCCGCGATGATGTCGGCGGCCCATGCCCCGACCGCAAAGGTACCCAAGCCCCCCGTCATGACGGAGATGGCTGCACCCGCGAGGGCTGCGCCTGCTATGAGTGCGATTTTTGCCACTACCCTACTCCCGGAAAACTGAACACGCCTACAATTCTGCTCATCCACTTCTCGTCTACGATGTGTTCGACTACCTTCCGCGCTCCGCCGTTGTAGGCGTGGATTACGTAAAGTGCGCCGCCGTTTTCGGACACGATGCCCGCATGGCACGCAAATGCCGAGCCCGCCTGCATCGTGATGGCGTAGCCTTCCTGCATCGCGGTGATGGGCTTTTCGATGAGTCTGCGTTGGCACTCTTCATGCACGAAGTTATTCAACGGCTGCGCGGAATAGTTCTTGTTGTCGTCCTTGAGGATCGGCACGCCGAGCTTGTCCTTGAGCCCGAGCGCATTGCCCACGCATAGCAGGATTCCGACGCAGTCCATCGCGTGTCCCTTGACTCGACCTTGATGGGCAAAGGGAGTCCCAAGATACTCGCGGGCTTTCTCCACCACATCCGCCTTAGTTATTTTGATAGCTGTTGAGCTTTTCATAGTCACTCGCTGTCATTGCAATCCCGCCGTGCAAATAAACCTTCGATTCGACCGGGTGAGCCGGGCATCCGTAGCGGGGTTTCGATTCAGCCCAGCCTTCGTTTCCGTCCATCGTTATCTGGTGCGCATCCGTGCAGGACGTTGTCGCCGGTTGTCCACACGGGCAGAACAATCCGTCGCGTCGGTGATTCTTGAAAGTCCGCGTGCTTGTCGTGATCGTCTTCATTACTGGGCGTCCGGGTATAGCAGCAAAAGATCATTGCCAGGTATGAATGATTCGCCTCTGTGGTTCACGATGTTGTTGAACTTGCCATAACAGGTAGTGTTCAACTTGTCGCAACCCGGCTCTATGGTGAACGTATCTCCTGGAGCCGGTTGGTACGGCATAGGCAAAAACATCGTGATCGTTTCGCCGTCCCACGACTTCATGTCTAATGACAAGCCGTTCATTACCCCACTGGTAAATGTTATGATCCCGTCGTTGAACCATCCGGCGGGCGCTGGCAACGTTGGCGTAGCGCTCCCTACCATGAGCAGTCCCGGACTCGCTGGGCTGCCGCCTGGTCCGTTAGGCACGATGGTCACGGCGTCCGCGCTCGATATGACCGATCCCGTCTGACGCCACAATGCAAGATTGATCCCGCATTTGTAGTGGCTGGTCGGGTCAATGACAGGAGCCGGAGGTCCATCTTCGCTGATGTTGTCCATCTCATTGACGATCCCAAAAAACCCAGCGCCAAGATCAGGCAATAAAGTCCATGCGAGCGTTAGGGTGTTCGAGCCGCTTGCGCTTGCAACAGCGGTCGCTATGATCACGTTCACTGGACCGGTCCCCGTAATGGTGCCCGACTGCGCTGAAACGATGGTGTACTCGTTGTTCTGGGTGTCCGTGATGACCGGATCGCCCCATGCGTCGTAGCAGATCGCCCAAACCAGAACCGTGTTTCCCTCCGTGACGGTCCACGTGTAGGTCGGTATAGCAGTACTGATCTTCCCCGCATTAACACTCACCGGTGTGATGCCGTTCACATCGAACGTGAGCATGGAGCACATGTACTGACTGTTGTTCGGGCTCCCGTAAAACGTAGCGAAAGGCTGCGCTGCCGGAAACAGGTCCTTCGTGTTGTCGAGCGGTGCGGCCATCAAACCAAAATATGCAGGTGTGTAGAACGTATTTGTAGCCGTGTCAAACGTGAGGTTGAGCCAACCCTGCACGCTCGCGATGCCCGATTCCCCGGCACTACTTCCATCCGACAGCGAAGTCGGTGCGCTCCATCCGCCGGATGTTGCCGCCGCTACCGTGAACGATTCACCATCGAGTTCCGTTGCTGCCATAGCCGATACGACGACGGTCTGTCCGGCTGTAAGATTGTTGTCACCCACCACCGTCAACGTTCCTGCTGAGATTGACCACGATGCGATAGATGAACCGCCGCCTTGCGAGAACCACGGGATCACGGAGTCTTCATGCTTGACATAGGAAAACAGCGCCCACTCGCTCGGCTGGGATGGCGTTATCGCGATGTCCATGACGGTAGAGCCGCTATCGCCGCCGTTGAGGACTACCTTATCGAAAGTAATGATGCCGCCCGGTGTTTCGTACCCGCTTCCAAGTTCCGCGCGGCATAGAGGTCCATAGAGCGATCCGACCACCGTGGTGAGGTACTGTGTCAGTCCACGAACTTCAGCGGTGAACATCCCGTTCTTCATGACGATCTGTCCGACCGTCCCGCTCTTGACCTTGAGGTCGCCCATCGTGAGGTCTGCCCAGTTCACCACGCGGATTTCTATCACGGCGTAGTTGTAGACACCGTTGCGGATGTCCACTTCGGATATCGAATCCGAATCGAGGAACGCGGTGACTTCTTGGTTATCGACGGACATGTCCGCTTTGGCACTCGCGGCGGAGTTGACCATTCCTGTATCGGCAAGGTACGTGACCGTATCGATACCGTCGTTGTACGTGATGTTTTTATCGTGCGTGGTGAAGCCAGCCTTCACACCAGCTTGGGTGGTCAGCTTCCACAAGACGGCTAACGTAGTGCAGTCGAGTCCGAAGTGGGTGTTAAGCGCGGATGAGACGGTCTTCATGTTATGCGATCACCGTGGGCGTGATGCGTTCTTCTATAAGTGCACATTGCGTGACCGTGACCAAACCGTTGCCGCCCTGCACGTCGCTCTCATCGATGCTGGCGTTCTTCCAGGGATCATCGTCTGCGAACCGGCAGGGGACGTGGAACTGAAATGAACTCGTAATGGTCGAAGCAGACGCCGGTGCCGTCGTGAACGTAACCAAGCCCGTCGTGGCGTCCACCGTGAAGTCTGCGCCAAGTACCTTCTGCGCCCCGTTGACGAACATCTTCACCGTGTCTGTGAGGAAGTTACCTTGGAAGTCCTCTACCAGTGAAGTTATCGGCTTGATGATCGGTCTCGCATAGGAGCGAGCGCCCGTCGTGTATGTCTTCTGAAGCTGGAACACCTTCGCCGTTCCGTTGCCCGTCGCGATGAACTCTTGGCTGCCCGCATGATCCAGCGGGTCGTACAATCGAAATGCGTCCGCCGGTCCACCCGTATTGAAAAACATCGAGAGAAGAGTCTGGAACGTCGCCATCGGGACACCCGTTAGGACAAGCTGGTACTTCGCCCGGCTGGCACTCCAGTTGCGGTTGCGCTGTTCGTAGCCGGAGAAGCCCAAGTTGATTTGTGTCGAGAACGTGGGTCCGCCCTGCGACGTGAAGCCGATAGCCCGTGGCCATTCAATCTCAAAAAACATGCTTAGACTCCTATCACCCGTTTCTCTTAGCTGCACGCATCGCACCCGCCATAGCCGTCGCGGACATCTGATCCTGCGAGGCTCTGAACGAGTCGGCGTTTGGCGTGCTTATGTTGAAGTGGTTGTGCACGACCATTGCTCGACCGCCTGAAGCCTTCGCCTGCGTTATGGCGGAGTTTGGAATAATCGTGCCCGCAACGGACGGGCTGAATAGTTCCGTGCCGCTCTCACCGACCGCATAGAGACTTCCCGGATTGACATCGCCGCCGCCTGCCTTGCCGCCGCCGAAGAAGCTGCTGAGCATTCCGCCGATACCGCCCGCGCCGGGAGCACTGCTGCTCAACAGGCCGAACAGTTGCTTGAACGCACTGTTGATCGCCAGCTTGGCAATGTCCGTCTCGATGCCCTGGATCAACTTGTCCCACGACGCCTTGCCCGTAACCGCGAACGTGGCAAGCTCGGACTCTATGCCGCTGAGCCCCGTCTTCATCAAATCTGTAACCTTCGTGGCTGCCGTCGTGCCGTCGTTCATGTACTCGTTGAAGAACGCCTTCGAGCCGTTTTCCAAACTGTTCGTCTTGAGAAGCTGCGTGTCCAAGTCCTTGATCGCCTGCATCTGGAGTTCGTGTATCTTTCCGAAGTCCCCTTCCTTCTGGGCAGCGCTGGTACCCACTGCGTTCATCTCAGCCGTCAACGCCTTGATGTCTTCCTGGTCGTAGAGCGCCATTTGGTTGTGAAACTTCGCCTCAGCTTCGGCTAAAGTCGCGAGGGCTTTTGCTTTCGCCAACGCACCACCATGGTCTTCGTTTGAATCCGGGGCTGTTGCGACAAGATGGGCAGCCGTGGCTCTCGCGAGGTTCACCTCATCCAGAGCCGCCTGCTCGTCCTTATGGAGTTTGTCCTGCGCGCTTATGATGCCCAGCTTGGCTTGCTCTTCGTAGACGGCTTTCGTGTTGGCTACCTTCAGTGCACCCAACGCCAACGTCGAATGGGCGTCTTCGTCATTGAGTTTTTTCTGAGCCTCTTCCTGGAATTCGATGGAAGCTACTTGGGCGGCGATACCCTCATTTCGGACCTTCAACTTGTCCGCCGCCGCCTTCTGCTCAATGGCGAGCATCTTCGTCTGGTGGTCTACTTCCTGCACTTCGATTTGGGCGCTGACGGTGATTATTGCGGCGACGTTCTTTGCAGGGTCGTACGTCAACAAATCATTCTGCTTATCTACGAGCGCGTCGTGCTCTGCATCCGATGTCTGCTTCAGTGCCGCAAGCGCGTCTCTTTCATCATCGGCTATGAGGTCTTCTTTTTTCTGGAAGAAGTCGATATCCACGAGGTGCATCTTCTGGGCGGCGGCTTCGTAGTTCTCGGCGACGGCAAGGTCTGCGGCGTTGCGTCCATCCAGCAATTGTTTGTTGAACGCGGCTGCGGCGTCCTTAGCCAATTTATCTGCTTCCGATTGCGCTTCTGCGTCCTTCCGCAAAGCATCGGAGGTCTGGTTCGGGTCCTCCTTTCCAACCGTGTGTTTGTTATGGATAATTTCTACTTCAACACCATACTGCTGTAACGCGGACCGGGCCGATGCCCACTCGTTAGACAGTTCGGCGATGAGACTGACCTGATCTGGAGTAGTTTGCATCACGATGTTGCGGGCCGTGATTGCCGCCTCGGCGAAGTCGGTGGTCTTGGCGGTCAGTTTCGCGTATGCCGAAAGGAGTCCGGTCCAATCATCATTCTTGACCGAAAACAACTCGCCTTTAGCGATGTTGACCGCGTCCAACTTCTTCGAGGTATCATCCACCGCCTTATGTATATTGCCCATCTCCGTGACGAGGTTTCCCGAGTTGAAGTGGGTCAGGCTTTGCTCCATCAATGCCCCAAAGGTCGTCATGAAACCCTGCGTGCCTTGGATGGCTTTATTCATCGTCGAGAACTCGGCGGTGATTTCAGTCCCCAGTTTGTCGGCTGCGATAGCCGCTTCCAAGAAGGCTTCCTTGAGCTTGTTTTCTTCCGGGCGTCCCTCGAACTTCGCAATCGTGTCTTCCAGCTTTAGGTTCGTCAACTCCAAGCCGTCCAGACGTTCCGCTTCCTTGCCCTTAAGATTCGCGGCTTCTTCAGCGGCTTTGCTCATGGCTAACGCCAGCGCGTTATGTTTGTCGATAAGCGTGCCGATGACAGTGATGGCGGCGACTACACCGATGACCGGCAGCATCGCCTCGAACGCCGCACCGACGCCGGGGATTTGTGCGATCAATGTGTTGAGTTCGCGGGGCAGGCGGACTCCAAACTCTTCTTCCAAAATCATCAATCCGCCGCGAGCTTCGCGCATGCTGAAGTCTTGGCTATCAAATGCCGACTGTATTCCTTGTGCGCCCTTCTGGGCGGAGCCGACAACCTTGTCCATCGAGCTATCAAAACTCGCCGTATTTGCCGAGACATCGATGGCCAATTCTGCAACAATGTTGGACACGGTTTAGATCCCCCCTTTGTTTCGGTGTGCGATGCTCATGTTCTACAGTACCCCGTCCTCGGACTTGTCCTTACCCCACGACGCGAACGTTTCCTCGAAAAGCTCTTCAATGTCTTCCCGCTCGTATCCCGCTTTGACCAACCGTTCCACAGTCGAGACTCTCAGTTTCTCGATCTTCTCCGGGGCCATCTTGCTGTAGCCCACGATCCCGAACAGGGACAGGATGTTGTTCTTCAACTCGTCGCGCTCGGCGTCCTCTATCGGCTGGGGCACGAAATCGTAAGGTCCGAAAATCTTGTCATCTTCTTCGCGGCGATGGACGTTCGCTACCATCGATGCCGTGATGCCCGCGATGTAGCAGTCGTGTTTGTGCTGGACGTTCTTGCGCTGCATCAACGCCGCCAGCATTCCCGGCGTCATGCGTCCGAACTCTTCCAAGGTACGAATGCCGTGGTCGTAGTGAGCTACCGCCCAGAGTTCGCGCCAGCCGTGTGACGGTTCGTCGAGACTTCGGCGACCGCCGCCTCGACGTTTGGGCTTTCGTCGTCCTCGTCCTTCTTTTTCTTCTTGGACTCGGCGACCAACTTCTCTAACACGCCGGGGTACGACGCCTCGAATAAGAGGGTGAAAAGATCGTTCTGGGTCGCGGGTCCGAGCCATCTCCGGACTTGCTTCAACGTCACGTCTTCGTGGTACCGCGAAAATGCGGCCCAGCAGATCACCGAGAGGTCGGCAGATGTGAGGTGCAGCCAATCCGTAGTGGAACTCAGGTCGCGCGTATGGCTCTTGGAAATGACTTTGCCTTTCTTGTCTTCGAGGTCCTGCGTCTTGGACAGGAGCGGCTCGGCTTTCGCCAGCGCTTCGAAGTCCATCACGAGGGAATACTCCGTCGTGTTTCCGTCTTCGCCTTTGACGACGAGCTTGCTGATGGGCAGTACTTGGATTTCCAGTTGAGTCGGACTGTTCATGGGTGTTCCTTTAAATAGGTGTGCTTATAGTACTGCGGGGATTGGAGAGACGCCCCATGAGGGTATTGCGGGGCTATAAGGGGCGGGAGATACCCCGGACCTTGGGTGATACCGGCGTCGCGGGGCAGCCCTTGCGGGAATGCCCCTTGACAGCGATTAGGCGACGAGTAAAACGTCTCCTGTCACTTTAACTTTGCAAGAGCTGGTCGCGGCCTTGTCGAAGTCCAGCGAAACGTCGTTCGAGGTGATGATACCCTCAAACACGAATGTGCCCAGCGAAGCCGGTAGCACGACCTGGAAGTCGATGGCTTGTGCTGCGGTCATCAGCGCGTTGATACGGTTCTGGGATGCGTCGGCTGGCAGGTAGTTCATGTTAAAATCGAAGGACCCAGCATCGATCAGCGTCGCAAGAAATTCACGCCGTCTGTTCGGGCTCTGGGTGTTTGAGACATCGGCAAGATCGACCTTGCTGCCGCTGAAGCCGCACTTGGTGACTTCGGAAACGGTCTCGAAGGTCTCTGCGAGGAAAGGGCTTGTGGTTCCGTCTTGATTGCCGATCTGTACTTGGCCGCCGTAAAAGCTGAATGCTTTTGACATTTGGTTTGTCCTTTTGATGCTCAAGTGTTGCTTTCCCACGGAATTAGACACGCCGTCGGTCGCGTTCAATAAAGGGTTTTAAAGTCCGCTTTCTATGCCTCGCCGTCGTCGTCAAGCTCATCGAAGTCGAGGTCGAAGATATCCGGCACGAGCACGGCGGGCGGAACGAACGGCAGGACGTATTCGGTGTACATCACGTCCATCTCAAGCAAGCGGCGGAATACATAGCCGCCAGCGCCCGGCTCCCAGCTAACGTCCATGTCTCTCGTGATGATGACACCATTGACACTTGTGTTGTCCGGCAGCACGCCGCTATAGTTCTGGAGCAGCGCACGGATGGAGTCGGAAGTCTTGACCACGTCGCTATACTTGTTGGCATACGAGTCGAACTGGACCGACTTCTTTATGAGGCCGCTGGCACCCTGGGTCGAATACCCCATATCCTTGCCCACGGCGACGGACCAGACTATCGCGGGCATCGTAGCACCACGGGGCATCTTGCCCCCGAACACACGCCCACCGACCCAGCTTGATACTCCGGGGTCGGCTATGAGTAGTTGGTAGAGTCCTGATTCGAGTCCCATTATTTAATCCCCAGCTTGTCCATTTCCTCTTTAAGATTCGTCTGGAAGTCGTCCAGCACTTGCGGTGCGCACTCATCGAAAGCGGGCTGCATGAACGGCTGCTTCCGTTGGAACCGCGTCCCGAACTCCTGAAACGATGCCCAGAACGCCTGCTTCGTACTCCCTACCTCAACGCGGGTAAGTCCACCTGACTCACTTGAGGTCTCGACAATGTTGTGCGCCAAGAAGCCCTCTTTGTACGGGGCGGTTATCTCGATGCGGTCCTGCAATAGCTCGGCGGCGGTCTTCAGGGCGCGTCTAACAGCCGTTTTAGCCGCAGCGGGAGCCATCTCACGAAGCTGCTTCTCCAGTTCGGCTAGTCCACTCACCTTGACGGTTAATCCGCTCATAATGTCTGATCAACCCCTTCGTCCATTTCAACCGCGTACAAATTCAAATCGACCTTCCGTTCATCGGCGTCCGCCACGGCCATGATCTGGAACTGGCGTCCGGGCCAGTATGGCGACAAGCTGAAGTCATAGGCGACGATCATCTGGGACCGTATGCCAGGTTGATAAGGAATTTTGATCAAATGGGTCACTTCCGCCACGATGGATTCGGCCTTGTCCAATTCCCGCCCGGTCAGCAGCGAAATCGACGCCCATGTGTAGGCGAACACTGTAGGCGGCAGGTACTCGCCGTCAGGGTCACGCGCGGTAGTGTCCGTGCTGAGTATCCCTATCCAATGGGACATCGAGCCCCGTGGCGCATACGATACGTTAGTGCTTAAACGTCTTGGTTGCACTTAATCCCCCAACTAAGGTTACATCTGCCCCGTGTCAGAAACGTCCTCGATTCGAAATGCCCACAACAGGCTCTCGACATGCATCGGCAACGTCGAAGTAGAGCCGCTTACTACCGGCTCACGCTGGAAATACATGTGACCGACAAGCATCATGATCGCCGTC